CCTTGGTGTACCGCCTACCCTCAAACCCTTTAGTTCCTTTATCGAAAACTGATAGGGATGGAAGGTCAGCTCGGTCACCAATATCTATTACAATATCTGGCCGTTCGTCCACAATCATCTTACCTAACCAATCGAAGCGGTCGAAGCGTTTATCTTCTGCATCGCTGTGGCTGTCAGGGATTACTAATATCTTATTAATCATACTCTCTCCTTAGTGGGTATCTGCCCAAGACTTGCCAATAGCGGCTGTGCCTCGTAGCGGTATTCTAAATTGTAAGTAGTCAGTAACTTGGTCGAAAGCTTCTTCAGCTAACTCAGCAACTCTTCCAGCCACTTCTTCGTCACACTCTATCTGCACCTCATCGTGGACATTTAATACAAACTCATATTGCTTACCGAACGTAAACTCTTCCTGTAAGTTCTGGTCTAAGAATACTAAGTAGTACTTCATAACCAAAGCACCTGCTCCCTGTAATAAGGTATTCAATGCACTGTGGGATGAACGTACTAAGTAAGGGTTACCATCGAGTGCTTTAAGTGCTCCTGTTGCCTTATAGGTATTGGCTACTTTATCACTAAGTCGTTGTAAAGCTGGAAACTGTCTCAAGAATTTAGCTTTAAGTTGCTTACCATCTTCAGCCGACCCATTAACGATGCTCCCAATCTTAGCGTCTCCTGCTCCGTAGAGGAATGCATAGATAAAGGTCTTAGCATCGTCTCTAGTTGGCAATCCTGCACCTTTCTGGTTGAGGGTGTGGACATCAGTACCTTTCTCTTTATCTCCAGAATCTACAGCCCTTGCGTAAGCCCCTCCATCAAACTTAGCCATATAATGAGAGAGGGTACGTAGTTCTAAGCCATCAGCGTCACAACCAACTAGCCTCTTACCTTTAGGTACTGTAAATAACTCTCTAGCCTCATGTCCTTTGTAAGATTTACCGCTAGGTACTTGAGCCATGTTAGGGGAACTGTGAGTACATCGTCTAGTGACTGCCCCTAGTGTATTAACTCTGCCATGTATCCTGTTGTCTGGTGTCAGGTGCTTCATCCAAGCCCCCTTACCTTCAGCAAGCATCCCTATCAACTTCTTAACAACGAAGTAGTGAGCTAGTATTTTACCTTCTGGGAAGTCTAGTCCTTCTAGTACAGCATCGTTGATGATGATACCTCCCTTCTCAGTAAACTCAGTTGGTTGCCAGGAGTATACCTCCATCAGCCACCTAGCTACATTCTGCCTACTCGTTGGATTGAATACTACCTTTTTATAGTAACCCCATTCAAGGTTGTCGTTGTAGTGGCATCCTAAAATCTCATGGTTCAATGCATTCTGTGACTTCGTACCGTCCTTCTTATAGTAAACTGAGGGATAGTTCTTAGGAGTCCAGGTATCTAATGGTTTGAATACAGGTTCTAAGGCTTCTTCAGCGGCTACTGCCTCAAGTAATAGTGAGTGGTGGAGCTTGTCTGCTTTCTCTAAATCAAAGTAGACTCCATACTTCTCTTGGCGGCTAATAACCTTAGCGAACTCCTGCTCAAGCCATATAGCTTCTTTAGGAGGGAGTCCTTTGTCATTGAAGTGTTGCCAGAGCTTAGCTAGTACTGCTACATCTTGTTTACAGTAAGCTAACATACTATCTGTAAGCACTTCCCAGGCATTCTCCTGTTTACCGAAGTCCCCTTTTAGGATACGTAGTCGATAGCCCCAAGCCTCTAAGGAATGTCTCCCTTTAAGCTTAGCTGGGATAGTCTTCCTGAAGGCATCAGTCTTAGCTAGGTTCGTAAACTTTAGCTGGCTAATTAAGAAGGTGTCTATAACCTCACCAGAAGGTGTCCAATTATGTAGCTTATTGAGTACTGGCTGGTCGAAGCTGATGCCGTTGTGAGCGATGATAGTTGTTGCAGAGGATAGTAGTAGTAGTAAGTCTTCAATCGTGCCGTTACTACCCTCTAATGGACGTGAGGTGAAGCTATAGTATTTGTTTTCTTCTACTAAATAACATACCCCACAGTGTACCTCAGTAACTTGTTGGTAAAGACCATCTGTTTCAAGGTCGTATATGATTGTACGTGGAGGTATCATTAGTCACCCACCTCTAGTTTGTTTGCGTAATATTTAGAAGTCGTCATCTGCTGCCTCCTCTACTTCTAGTTCAAAGTCTTCATCAGTTTGGTGGCAGATACCTGTATCACCATCGTAGGTAAAGCCAACTGTTAGTCCTGTACCAGTACCACTAAATCTATCCTTTAAGATGCGTACAAGTCCTTTATTACGTTCTGCGGGGTCTTCATGGAGAGTATTACGTTCAATACCAAACATCGCATACGACCACCTCATGATAGCCCTAGAGCCTGTGAATTGTCCTTGCTCTGTCTTACCGCCTGACTCATGGCTTGCACCAGACTTAGGAGGATTTAGGTGACTTACTAGGAGAATCCAGATATCTAGTTCCTTAGCTAGTCCAGCTACTTCAGCCATCAGGCCATCGAGGTTTCGTCTCTCATCGGTAGCATGGGCATTAAGGGCAGTGAGGTTATCTATGTAGAATATTCTGATATTGAAGTTGTGGAACATATAACGCATCTTTGCACTAATGGATTCCCAGTCATTGCTGCCAAAATTATCGAACATAAATAAATCACCATCAAGGGATTTTGTAGTTTCAATTAGTTTCTCCTTATCGGTCTCTACTTTAGGTAAGTGGTAGTGACAGCCATCAATCTTACCTGCCACTCGTTGTAGTGTTTCCTTTGTGGATTGCTCAAGGATAAATGTACCTACCTTCCACCCTTGCTGTAAGTCGAAGGCTATCTGACTAACTACGAAGTCGGTCTTACCAATAGATACACCTGCACCTACTGTAACTACTTCTCCGAACCGTCTACCATACATAGCATCGGTTAGCTTTGAGTAGTAGTAATCAAAACCTACTTGGACTGGAACTGCTACTACATCTAGTAAGTCAGAAGGGGTTACGATGTCATCTGGCTTGTACTTCTCAGCATTATAGAACGCATTGAGGATGCCTGCCTTACCTTTGTAGATGAGGATGTCGTTAGCATCTTTGTAATCAGCACTCCGAATAATACGTACCTTGTCAACAGGGAGAATAGTTAAACATTCTTCAACTGCTTGTCGTCCAGCATCGTCACTGTCAAACCAAAGGAATACTTCCTGGTAACCACTAATCCAATCTAGGTGCTTTGCTAGTTCTTTCTTAGCTGCACTGCTTCCATTCTTAATACTAACGACTGGGTACTTACCATCAAAGGCAGTAGCTACCGATAAGGCATCAATTTCACCTTCAGTAATAATTAGCTTACGTCCTGTATTACCCCATAGTTGCTGACCAAACATTAAAGCTTCTTTAGGAGCACCAATGAACTTAAAGGACTTATCAGCATACCTTAGCTTCTGCGCTACAAGCTCTTTCTTGTCGTTGAAGTAGTTAGCAATCTGACAGAGGTCGCCTTTACTATCATGTCCCATACCATAACTATATTGCTTAACGATTGCCTCTGGTATCTTACGTTTATTTAGGTCTGTGTACTCATAAGCTAGTAAGCCCTGAGGTGTGCCCTTGTTGCGGGGGGTACTATCCATCTTCTCTCCTCTTCCTGATGTATTACAAACAAAGCAGTAAGTGCCTCCATTTGAGTAGACTGCTTTACCATCGGATGAATTACAGTCATCACATTTAGTATGGTATAGGAACTCGCTCCCATCGTCTTCGTACTCTACCATTACAGCTCCTGTCTAATCATCGCCTCGATGTCATCGTCTGAGATATCACCTAAGTTATAGGGTACGTCATCTGAGTGCTGTAGGTAGTTCCCTAGCTCTCTGTACACATCTGACTGTGCTTCGTACTGTTCTAGGTGTGGAGACTCAAACATTCTCTCTGCTACAACGTCTTTAAATAAACTCATTCTCTATACTCCTTATAGTTCGTTAACGTCTTCAACACTGATATTAATGGTATCGCCACAGTTGTGGATAAGTGCGTCATCAACTAATATCTGTGTTATGTTATCGGAGAGGGCTTTCTTGGATGCCTCAGCTTCGGACGAGGCGTTAACCTCACGCTTTAATAATACATTAACAGTTGCTATCATTTCTACTACATAAGTTTTCAAAGTAAATTCCTCAATCGTCACGTCACATCTTGGTGACTCTTTATCAATACCACCGAACCTGTAAACTATTTCTTTTACGTAGTGGTGGCTGTCATCTTCTAGGATATCAAGCTCAACTAAAGCATCGTGTGTGAACTTAGTAACTACACTGCCAATATTGTCAATATCAAACGCTCTCTTGGTAGGGTAGTAGATGACGTAGGTAACCTTGCAAGGCTTTGTGACCTTATCAAGACTACGTATATCATCTGCTACTAAGATTTTAAATGCTTTCTTTATGCTATTGCTTAACTGGAACTGCCAGTTACGGTAGCTATTGAGGTTGAGGTAGTAATTCTTTTTCTTACGTACTCCCATCTCAACAACTATCGGAACGCTAAAGGTCTGTGACCTCATTAAAAGTCTGTATCATCATCGTCAGCAATCGAGTTAATACCTGAAGGTTCTGAGGGTGCTTCAAAGCCATCCTCTTCATCGAACCCACCTGCGTCACCTCCACCGAAGGAGATTAGCTCAATAATCTGCATCTTATCCCAAATCATACTGACACCTACTGACTTGGTTGAAGCCATTGAGTAAGGATTAGCGAAGACTACACACTTAACATCAGAACCATTACCAACCAAAGGGATTGGGTTGACTACTTGACGTTTAGCATCGACAACTGTAATGCTGTGTTGCTTTCCTCGTTCCTTGCGGCCGTCAATATCCTTTAACTTCATCTTAAAGATAACCTTACCAGTCGGCTCACCTTCTTGGTCGTACTCTTCAGAGAATACTTCTTTAGTTGTATAAGCACCACCTTTAGCACCTAAGGTCTTCTTAGTCTCTGCTAAGGCAATATCTCGTACCTCTTCTAACTTACTGATGAATGCTACTACCGTAGGGTCACCAGGGTCACATACAAGGCTCATTGATAGTTCACCAGTCGGTGTGTACTTACGGTCAGGCTCTGCAATCTTACACCATAAAGCTTTACCTTTAGGGGTTGTTACATTGAATCCTTTTACTGCGAATGGTTTAGTTGGGTTAGTCGCCATGGTAGTTCTCCTTTAGGGACTTATTATAATTTAGGCTATTGCCTCGTTCGTTTCTTACAGTACTTAGAGTACTTAAAGCTTTCTTAATAAATTAAGCTTCCTTTAAGTTTTACAACCTCTACAAACTCTAATTATATTTAAATAACTCAATTCTTGAGATACTTTAAGTACTGATTATTCTACTTCCTAGACTTTACCTACTAGTGTCGTTTCATTGAAAGTTAGCTAAAGATGTACCTACTATCCATTACCTCCTCTAAATCTAAAGTATTAATCATTATATCATTACCTCTCTCCTCAAAGTCTGGATTAACTTGCTTTATCCATTGTTGTAGAGGTTGTTGCTTAAAGAGTTCTACATAAGCTTCTCTTACTCGAAGGTTTAAGTTGCTTACTTGGTTAATAGGGACTCCGTAACTGTCGTGGATAAGATGGAAGTTAGTACAACCATCTGCTTTCAGTTTCAGTACAGTAGAGGACAGTAAGGCTGCATCTAAGCCATGTATAAAGTTAGGTGCAATACCATTAACCATCTTCTGTGGGTTTAGTATATTAGTCTCAGTCCTGATAGATAACTTACCGATAGGAGTTTGTACTCTCTCTACCTTAGTCCTATGTATTCGCTGTAGTATAGGAAACTTGGTAATAGGAGCTGTATAGAATACCCACCTACCTTTCTTAACTACTTCGGATGTAACTTCTTTTAAGAACTCTTGCCCAATTCTAGCTCCTTTAACTGTTTCAGCAATTGCTCGGTCGTTTAAGTCAGTAAGTATCTTTGCGGTAATCCACATATCACCTACCCAGAACTTCTTATTGTTCTTCTCCATATTAACTAGTTCAGCTTTAAGTTGTTCATACATACCATACTTAGTTACAGAGTACGGTTGAGTCATAGTGTTACTTTTAGTTAGCTTACGAGTTATCTTTCCTTTAAGGCTATCTCCTACTGCCTGTGTATGCTGTTCATGTACTTCCCCTGTACCAATCTTATAGTTTAGTAGGGTAGGGTAGTCGTTATCATATAGGTATTGGTTGACCTTATCAGCAACTCGTTGGTAGATATCATTTCTTACCTGACCAACTACATTTACTGCCTCAGCTCCTTCCTTATCTAGTAATAAGCCAGAGTATATTTGAATCCCTGAACAAGTAGCATCGAGAGCAATAGGTATATGGCTAAGGAAGGTATCAGGAGAAGCTAAATACTCAGCATATTCAAAACACCAAGCTAAATACAAGTAAGGCTCGTCAGTATCCTTCCAGAGTCTTCTATGTTTCAAGGGATTATCTGCAATTGCTACTACGTCTTCTGTCATAGCCTGTATCTTCTCTACCCTTACCTCATATTCTTCCTTATCAAACCCATAACAATTAGCCCCATGCACTAAGAACCAGAATAGTTCCTCACTTGTAGTTATAGCCACTCCGTCCTTAAACTGTAATAATGCCTTAGCTTCCCCCTTGCCTTGTGGCTGGAGATGTTGTTGTATTGGGTAGATACGCCCTCTAAAGTCATACTGGTAGCTGAAGTAAATCTCTTCCTCATCTAAGTACTCCTTAGCATTAAAGATTACCAAGTTAAACATGATAGCCTTACCTGTGTTGCTGATAGTAATATCACGCTGTTCTTCCAAGTCTCTAAAGTATTCGTGCATCTGCATTTTCCCAGAAGGGAGTCCTTTATATTTACCTTCAGTAACAACCTCCCCATAATCCGCAGCATTTACAAAGTCCTCAGCTTCTAGTTGAGCATTGTAAGGAAGCCTTCCTATAAGGTATGGATTATTGTAAGGAGCATCGTCATCTAAGACATTATCCTGAAATACCTTATCCAATACCTCATATACTTTACGATTAACCTTCCATGCAGTACCCTGCAAGACGTTTAAAGTATCATACACCTGCTGCACATCAGCTTTCTCAAAATACTGCCGTAGGAAGCCTCTGTTGCTGTCCCTTGTCTTGATGATAGAAAGCTTATAAATCTCTGGGGTATGATAACCACCACTCCCTTCAAACGAAGTCCAATCTACAGGAGGTGTGATTAGTATAGGATACTTCCTGTATTCACTTAGGAGACGGTCTCTTGAACCAAGTACCATCCTAAAACATTCTTCAGTATAGACAAAGAACTTAGCTGACTTACCTTTAGTATAGATTGTCTTAGCTTCGATGATATTAATACCACTCTTAATAACTAAGTCAAGTAAGTAAGCTCCTAAGTAGGTAGTTTCCTTTGAAAGAGTAGAGTTCTTAAGGGTATCTTGATTCTTAATTAGCTTTAGTTTCTCTTGAGTACGGAAAGATTCGCTACGATTCTTAAACCGCTTATCAACATAAGCCCCAAAGTTTGTATCACCTCTGTATAACCGTCTTATTAAGATACTCGAATATAGTGCGTTTGTTAAGTGCCGCACCAAAATAGTACTAGAGATATGTACCTCTTTACTAATACTCCTTACAATAGTTACTAAGATAATAAAGGCAAGTTCTTTAGTATCCCCCTCAAACTCAATGGATACCATATCCCGTATAGCCTTACTGACTCCCCTAATATCTGCCTTAAAGTACTCATCTATCTTCTTAGATAAGGTCTCTATGCTATGGAGGAGGATGTAACGCCCTTCTGTGAGCTCATCAGCTTGTCCTTGAGAGATACGTGTATTAACTTCCTTCATTAGTCGGTCGTAGCTAAAGTCGTTAGCCTTAGTTTCTATCTCTTTCTGCCTAGCTACGTTGTCCATAAAGTCTCCTAAAGTACCCCTGCTTGTAAGTAAGTACTTGGTGTAATATCAAAGCCTGTGCCAGCCTCTAAGCTATCTACACTGACCAATACTTTATCCTGAGGAGATAGTTCCTTGTACCCCTCTAGGATTTGCTTACAGAGGTAATCGTACTCCATATCGGAGATACTATTCTCCTCGTAGGTGATATAGTACTTGTAAGATTCTTCTAGGTACTGCTTTACTAATTTATTCATCCTCTTCTCCTTGCCCATATAGTGTCCCTACAAGTGCCTCCCAACTAACTGGGTACAACGGCCTAATTACTTTATCTAAGTCTTGAGCAAACCAATTAGCTTCAAGTTGAGCGCCTGAAGCAATACGCTCCTTGTATACATGGGCAAAGGCGAGTAGATTACCCGTCCACCACCAAGAAGTCATCATGCTTTGGGGTAGTACCATCCTAGCCATCTCAGGGGCTACACCTTCTTCTAAGAACGTCTTATATACACCACCCACCATGCTTATGAAGTCAGCATAAGTGCCGCTGGTTGTGTTAGGAAAGTAGCTCCAGTAAGACTCACTAATAGTCTCTACAACGCCACCACTGCCTTGTTTGATGCTACCCTCTGGCCTCCCTCTCCATTCATCTGGTGTAAAGAACTCAGGGGGCTCATCTACATACCGCCTGCTGACCTCATTCCAAGATAGCCCTGCCTGGTGCTTACCTAACTGCCTCGCTAAGAATATAGGGGCATCACACCGAATGGTTATAGCATTATGACGAAAGGGGGTACTGTGGTTGTGGTTAGCTAAGTAATTTACTAACCCTCTGTCAGCAGGTTTGAGGGTCTCGGTAATATTACACCAAGACATATCCTCCCCAATAGAATCCTTAGTTACCTCAGTATCAAAGGAACTCTCCTTGTCGAAGCTAACCCGTGCTGAGTTTACAGTTGATAGGTCGTTACCCATATAGTCTACAAGTTCTACCTTAATTTGTTCACGTCCCATCTAACAATCCTCCTTGTTTACGTGGTATATATAGTCTTCATAGTCCTGACCGTCATCTTCTGCAATCGAGGTAAGTTCCTCTTGAATCCAACCAATAACAACCCCTATAAAGTAATCATTGAGGTCGTCCCATTCTATATCGTTGACAGTTACAACTGTAATCCCTTCGAGATCGTAGTCGTATTCCACAAAGTACTCAATATTGTTTCGTTTAAAGTCTATCTTCTGATTTGGGTATTCCATCATCTTCTCCTACTATTTACCGATATAAAATGGGTCATCTTCGTCTAAATTAGAGTATTTCTGTAGTAAAAACTCTAAATCACGTTCAAGGTCGTCTGCTACTCGGTCAGCACGATGGTCACTAAGTAAGGTTACTAAGCTATCCACAACTAGGAAGCCAGTGCCATAATCATCATCTTGATAGAAGTCAGAGTAGTCAGGCATGTAATCCTGCTCAACATTACCTAGTGGTAAGTTCTCCCATGAGATAGTACATACAACATTACATAATTCAAGCAAGAAGTTTAGGTCTTGGGTTTCACTATTAGTATGTTGGTTGTAATAGCCGACACTTAGATTTGTACGGTTATGGATTACACCACCGAAGGAGTAGGAATCAGTAAATACCCCAGAGTCGTCCCCCTCATAATCAAGTCCTTCCTCAAAGAATCGGTCTGATAGTTCCTCAGCGAACTCTTCGCTAGCTGTACGTTCTCCCATCTGGTGGGTAATAATACTTTGTGTACCGTAGCGGTCAAAGGAAATAGCGTGGTTATATTCGCCCCAGTTAAGGTTTTCGGCTGCCCACTGGCTACCTAGTCCACCTACTTCCTCATCTAAAAAGAAGCAATATAGTCCAGGGACTTGATTCTCTATCATATTTAACATAATAAAGATACCAGTAGTACAGTCAGCCCCTAGACAATTTGCAGTATTGTCTGTGTACACTGTACCTTGTTGTGCATATACATGGACTTCTGTTAGATTAGGGCGGTGTACAGTATCAATATGACACATAAAGGCAGTGTCTGGCCACTCACTAATAGCATAAGTATCTTTAATGATATTTAGGTAGAGGTTGCCGTAGTCGTCACGCTTAAACCTAGTATCATTTAAGTAGGTACGGATAAATAGTTCCTGAAGGTCTTTCGTACCACGAGGCATTGAGAGCATCTCAAGGTATAAATCTTCATCTAATAAGGTTGGTTTAGTATCCATCATAAAGTCTCCGTAAATTCAATTAATTCGCTAATAGTAGCATTACCAGATATATACTCAAGTAGTACCTCTTCAGCATCGTCTTCCTCTACCCACTCCTCAATACATTCAAGGTATAGATAGTCACTGTTACCATCGATAAAGTAATCACCGGTATTCGATAACCATAAATCGTCATGGCCATCCGGCATCCAGTCATCCTCAACGGTACGGGTAGCATCTTCTTCTGTTATATGGCTGTTTAGATGGGCTGAGAATACAGCATACTCTTCCTCAATGTACTGGTCTTCATACTCTGACCAGAGACCTTCTGAAGAAATCCCTCCAGTACTATCACAGCCTAGTGAACCCTCACCAAGTTTACCATTATCTCCATCAACTACATCAACTCCATCAACATAGGGCATCAAAAAGGTATTA